GGCGGCGTTGAAGCTCAAGAACTGCAACGTGTTCGTTTACTACTCGAACGATGTCGCGATCGTCCAGGAGGGCGTGATGTGCTCCGGGATGTTTTTCGACGAAAGGCACAACATGGATTGGATCGCCAACAGAGTACAAACCGATCTGTTCAACGTGCTCTATACCTCCAACACGAAAATCCCGCAGACCAACGCGGGCATCCACATCCTCACCACCACCGTCGAGCACGCGCTCCAGCAGGGCGTGGTCAACGGCACGATCGCGCCCGGGCAATGGAATGCCCCGGGCTTCGGCCAGATCGACTATGGTCAGTTCCTGCCCAAAGGCTATTATGTCTGGGCGCCCTTGGTCGAGGACCAGCCCCAGGCGATCCGCGAGGCGCGGATCGCGCCGACCATCCAGGCGGCGATCAAACTAGCCGGGGCGGTTCATAAGGCTAACGTAATAATCAACGTCAACCGCTAAAGGAGTTTACCATGCCATTCGTCTACGGTTTTCTGCGCACGCGCGGCGGCGGGCACGTCGACGCCGGACTGCCCGGTCATGAGGGCGAGGTCGATCCCGGCTTCGGCATCGACCAGGGGGGCAGCATCGACAACTCGCTGCCGCCGGGCTTCCCGCCGATCCACGGCAACCTGCCGGCGCCGCCGATTGGCGTCTGGCCGCCGCTGACACCCTCGGCGCCGATCCAGCCGGCTCCTCCCGGCACGCCGCCGGGCGCGATCTGGCCCAGCCCGGGTCGCCCTGACCGCCCCAGCCAGGGGCTGCCGGGTGGTGGCCATATCTCGGGTCAGCCGGTGCCGCCGCCTTCCGGCAGCACCCTGCCCGAGACCGGCGGGGGTTCTATCGACAACACCCTGCCCAGCAAGGTCTACTGGGTCATCGCCGGCATCCCGGGCGTGGGCTGGCGCTACGTCTGCGTCGACCCAAGCCTGTCGGCGGGCTCCCCACTCCCGCCCGCCCCAGCGCCCAAGGTCTGACACAGCGCGCCCCGTCGGTGTTTCGAATGCGCCGGCGGGGCGTGGCTTCCATGGGAGAACCGCCATGCCGTTCTTCGCCAAATACCCCCACCAATACCTCGACGAGGTGGTCGACAATGGGCAGTGCATGCGGCACGTCCAGGTCGTGGCCGATGTCACCCACTCCTCCACCCTGCGCCAGGGGGTGAAGGTGCGCGGCAACAGCGTCGAGCCCGGCACGGTGATCGGTACCTTCGACGCGGACGGCTGCTACGCCAACGCGGAGGACGGGTCGAGCCACGTCGCGATCCTGGTCGAGGAGACCCCGGAGGGTCTGGTGGTGGTCGACCAGTGGGTCGGCCAGCCGGTCCACGAGCGGACGATCCGCTTCAAGGGCGGCGAGGGCATGCCCTGCGACGACGGCGACCAGTTCCATGTCGTCGAGCAAACCTGACGACAAACCTTGGCGCCCGAACTGGTTGACCATATCGGCGGCCGGCGTGGTCGTCTCGGTCGGTCTCTACGTCTACACCATCGGGTCCGAGATCGGCGCCATGCGCCAGATGACCGCCAACCAGGAATTCCGCATCACCGCCTTGGAGCAACACGGTTCGGGTCCGGTCCAGGCCAACGCCGCCAAGGTCGACGCGGTGATCCAGCGCAGCGACCGGATACTCACCGAACTCCTTAACATGCAGCAACGTATTTCCGATCTGACCTCGACACAACAGCGTCAGGGTGCCGTGCTTGACCGTGTGCAACAAGACCTGTCCGCGCAGTCACGCGCGCCAGATAAGGGAAAGGACTGACATATGCCCACCTACAGCTTCATCGATGTCGCGGCTACCATCACCGGCCCAGGTGGCGCCTTCGCCCTTGGCTATGGCTCCTCGACGGCGGAGGAGGGGATCAGCGTGGCCATGGTCGAGAACAAAAACACCATGACGATCGGCAGCGACGGGGCGGTGATGCACTCGCTCCACGCCGGCAATGGCGGCACCATCACGGTGCGGTTCCTCAAGACATCGCCCACCAATAAGATGTTGCAACAGATGTATGACTTGCAGCGGGTCAGCTCGGCCTTGTGGGGGCTCAACACGATCGTCATCTCGGACCCCGCGCGGGGGGACCAGATCGCCTGCACCAGTTGTGCTTTCCAGAGGATGCCGAACATAACGTATGCGAAAGATGGCGGCAACCAGGAATGGGTCTTTGACGCCGGCCGGATCGACGCGATCCTGGGCGACGGCACCGGGGGCGTCGCGGCCATAGCGGCGTAAGGCGCGCTTTACAGTCTCATGGGCGGAGACTGGCGACGGGCGGTTTTCTGCTGAGTTTCGTCACGGTCCCAGAATTGCATGTCACTTAGGTGCCGCCATGTGGCGGCTCCTCCTTGCAAGGGAAACACCATGCGAAACCTGCTCTTCGCTACCACGGCACTGGGGGCGCTGGCATTGGCCAGCCCGGCCAGTGCCACTCTCCAGGTCGCCGCCGATTTCGGTGGCACCACCTTCCTGTGCGTCGACAATGCGGGCTGCGACACCGACCTTTCGACCGGCAAAATCCAGATCGCCAACCAGACCATCGGTGGCATCACGGTAAACGGGTCAGTCCAGACCAGCACGGGCACCCCGGCCAATCCCGGCACGGACATCCTGAACACGTCCTCGCTGAACTTGATCAACACGCTGGGCATCGCGGTCGCCTACACTGTTACCATCTCCGATACGAACTTCTCTGCTCCGGTCAACCAGTTCAGCGCCACCACCGCCGGGACGTGGCAGACCGCCGTCAACTCGACCGCGCAGACCCGCCTGTGGGCCGACGCCGCTAACGTGCAGGGCGCCGATTTCGTCGGCGATCATCCCGGCACGCTCTTGGACGACTTCTCTTCGACCGCAGCCTTCTCCGCCGACAGCTACGCGCACAACGCGAGCGGTGCGTTCGTTGCTGGCAGTGCGTTCTCGATCACTGAACAGGTCAATGGCAGCCTCTCGGCTGGTGGCCAGCTTATCAATCGCGGCCAGACCGCGATCCTCGAAAACGTCCCGGAGCCCGCCAGCATGCTCATCCTGGGCGCCGGTATGGTCGGCCTGGGTGCGGCTTACCGCAGGCGGCGGGCATGAAGAACTATCTCGTCGCAGGGGTGATGGCGGTGGCGATTGCCGCCTTCGCCCATGTTGCCCCGGCCCACGCGATCCTGTCGCTGGGTCCGAACCCGACGACGGAGGGGCTGACCTACACGCTTGAGTCCGCAGCCACGGCCAACCCGCTGACGGAGCAATTCGCCTTGGTCATCCAGGGCGTGAACGTCGCGGGCACCGATACCCGTCTCGGGCGCACGGGCGTCAATGCCTTTGCGTTCAATCTGGTGAACAACAATCCCGATAGCCCGTTCACCGGGACCGTGTTGGGGATCGTCGTCAACGGCGTGACGACGCTGGGCGCCAATGGCTACACCTTCCAAAACGGCGGGCTGAACAGCAGCGGCTGCAACGGCACGGGCAGCTTCTTCTGCTACGGACATACCGGAGCTTTCGGTGCGGCGATCACCGGCTCGACCGTTGTCATCGGCTTCGAGGCGACCTTGCTGCCGGGCGAGACGTGGGCAGGCTTCGCCACCGACCTCAAGATCGACTGGTCTGGCAACGTAAACAACTACTCGCTGGTGTCGCTGCCGATCCCGGTCAACACGACATGCCCTGACTGCGTAATCAATCCGGTCATCATCGATGCGCCGGAACCCGCCTCCATGGCGTTGCTGGGCGTCGGCATCGTCGGGCTCGCCGCCCTGCGGCGCCGTCGTGTGGGTTAGCGTGGGCTTCCTTCTCGGCTTCCCGATGGGCGTCATCGCGACGTTCTTTGTCGGGACGATCTGCTATCGCGGTCCCTACCAGCGATGACCCCATGTGGTTCTACATAGGGTTGCTGATCGGCTTCGCGGTCGGCGTGGCGGCAGTGATCGCCGCCGCAACAATCTACTACCGATAAAGAGAGGGGGGCCACCGGCCCCCCTCTTAGTATGGGGGCCATGTGGTTCGCCGCTGGGCTGCTCATCGGGTTCGTAGGCGGGGTCGTCGCCACGATCAGCCTCGCCGTCATGGTGACGCCCTGGCACGACAAATAAACAGATATTTATGGAGGGCCCATGGCCGAGTTCGAGACGAGCGGGCACGTCTACCGAACCGACAAGATGAACGTGCGCGAACAGCTTCACCTGCTGCGCGGGCTGGGGCCGCTCCTCGGGCCCATTGTCCAGATGGCCCTGGCGACGGGCAACACCGGCGTCCACGCCGTCGAGCGGCAGGTGGCGTTCATGGTCCCCTTCTTCGAGGCTTTCAACAAGATGGAGGAGGACGACGTGGACGTGCTGGTCAATCGCTGCTTCGCCGTCACCCACCGGCGCGAGGGCGGCAATGGCTCCGCCGTTTGGGGGCCGCCGCTGTTCTCCAAGACCGGCGGCCGGTTCCAGTATGACGACATCGACCTGGGCGAGCTGACGATGATCTGTTGGAACGTGATCCAGGAGAACCTCGGCGGTTTTTTCGCTATCGGGCAAGCGTCGCAGACAACCAATATCGCAGCCCCACCTACGATGGGGTCACCTGGGTAACCCTGCCCGATGGGGAGGACTACCTGATGCGGCCGGTGATCGCCGGCATGGTTCGCCTGGAGAGCTTGCTCGACCACACGATCGACCTGGAGCACATCGCCTGGGCTAATGAGGCGCTGGCGGTGCAGGGCGAGAATGAGCGGCGCTACCGCGAGGCGCAGGAGGCGAAGCGATGAGCGGCAGAGCTGACGGGGGCAGTGGTGGCGCAAGCACGTTGCCGCCGGTGCAGGAGAGGACGATCACCGACCATCCGATAACCGCCGCGCAGCCGGCGTTTACCCGGACCGAAAATCCCGAGCACGACGGGGCTCTGCTGTGGCTGCGACAGTGGCACCTGACCGTCGGCAACCAGACCGGCGACAAGGCAATGGACCTGTCCGAGCTGGCGTTCCGGTTCGATGTCCAGCAGGCGCAGAACCTGACGCCGCCGATCGCCGTCATCACGATCTACAATCCGCCGGACGAGATCGTCCACGACATGGCGAAAGAACTGACCTTCATCTACCTGGAGGCGGGATACCGGACACCATCGAAACAATATGGCAAGCTGTTCGCTGGCGAGATCGTCTACTTCAAGTATGGACGCCAGGGGGCGACCGACACCTTCGTCGAAATCCACGCGGCCCAGAACGACCAGCTCCTCACCGCCAAATACGTCAACACCTGGGTCCCGGCCGGGGCGACCAAGGAGGACATCCTCAAGACGGTGGCTCAGTCAGCCTACATCCCGCTCGGGCAGATCACCGAGATGGGCCCGGAGAAGACCCCGCGCGGGCGGGCCCTGTATGGCATGGTGACCGACGCGCTGCGCGACATGGCGGCGACGGCGGATGCGCGCTGCTTCATCGACCGCGACGGGGTGCTGCATGTGCTGGGCAAGGGCGAGTCCCTCGCCATGGAGACCACCACGGTGCCCATCCTCAACCAGAAGACGGGATTGATCGACATCCCGGTCCAGACCATGGGCGGCGGGGTCGACATTACGTGCCTGCTCAATCCGTCACTCATCCCAGGAGGGCAGGTCAAGGTGGATCAGAAGGACATCACCCGCTTCCAGGGGGTCAAGACGGATGCTTTCATCCAGACCGATTTCGCCCTGCGCAACAGCGAGCAATCGCTGCGCACCGACGGCTACTATCTGATTTCGACCACGCAACACACCGGCGAGACCCGGGGTAATACGTGGTACACCCGGATCACCACTGAGCCGATCGACCCGAGCCGGATCGCGCCCAAGCTGCGGACCAGCCTGTAATGGCCGTCACCCTCGAAGAATTCCTCGTCAACGTAAAATACAACGTCGACGCCGCGTCACAAACCAGCTTCATCGACTCGATCAAGCATGTCGCCCTCCAGCTCGGCGGCGTGGCCGGCGCCGCCACGGCGCTGGCAGCGGCGATCGTCGGCCTGACCGAACAGTTCGCCGAGACCGGCGAGAAATTCTATTGGATGAGCCAGCGCATGGGCTCGTCCGTGTCCGACATCGAGCAAGCCTCCCACGCGCTGGCCGATCTGGGACAGTCCGGCGAGGCGGCCCTGGGCAACATGGAGCGGTTCGGCGCGTGGACCCGCAACATGGGTCCGGCGGCGACCAACTACCTGCGCAGCCTCGGCGTCACCGCGACCGACACCGCAGGCAGGATGAAGCAGCTCGCTGAATACTTCTCTTCCCACCGGGCGGCACCGGGCTCCCAGGAATACGCGCTGCATATCCGCCGTGCCCAGCTAATGAACCTCGACGAAAACACCATGCGCGGCATGATGTCGGGGGAGTATGGCGCGCGCGCCCACGATGTCGGCATCCTCCAGCAAGCGATCTGGGGGGCCAAGAGCCAATCGGACCTCGAAAACAAACAGACAAACTGGGCCAACAACGCCAAACTGGTGATGGACCAGTTCCGCAACCTGGGCATCGTATTCGATACGATGAAGGAGCGAGCGGGCAATACGCTGTTCGAGCAACTCCTTCCGGTCCTGACACGACTTAACAAGCTGTTGACCGACAACGCGGACGAAATAATGTCCTGGGTCGATGGCGCGATGAAGATGCTCGGCAACTTCGTCAAGCTGGTGATCGACC